GTCGGGTTGCGGCACCTTGGTGCCGGCGCCAACCGTCACCGCGTCTTCCTCTTCCTCTTCCTCGGCCGGCTTCGCCACAGGGTCCCCGTGCTGCTCGCGCACCGCGGCCGCGCGCTCCCGGTTGGCCGGCGTGTTGCCGGTCACCGCGCCGCCGCTGCCCACATTCAAATGCGCGTCGCTGGTTGGCTTCGAGAATGTCACCGGCGTTTCTCCGGTGAACACTTTCAGCCCATTGCGCGCGCGCACCGCGGCCTGCTGCACGTCGCTGTCGGCGAGCATCTCTTCCGGCGTGTCGGCGTCGCAATCGTCCATCGCGTTGATGAATGCGTTGACGTCGTTAATCGCCGCCTGTACCGTCGCGGCGTTCGGGGATTGGAAAGCCAGCCGGCGCCGCTCGTTGGGATCTGCGGCCGCGGCTTTCTGTCTCTCCATCGCTTCCCGGTCCGCATCGGTGCCGAAGCCGGCGCCGGTGGGCTTGTTGGGATCGTAGCCAGCGCCGGCGCCTTGCTGCCGTGCCGCTTCTTGGTTCTTGGCTATTTCCTCATCGGTCAGTTGCCGCTGGTTGGGGTTGGCACTGTTCGCTGCGTTGGGATCTCCGCTGCCTGGCTGCTGCTGCTGCTCGTGCTGCTGCTGTTCGTCCATTGTTCGTCACCTCGCGAGTGTGTGAAGCGCGAGAGCTGCCAGGCCAGCTCCGCGCTCCCACTTTACTGGATGCCGCCCAACAGGTCACGGTGGCTGTTGTAGATCGAAAGCGCCGCGGCCGCGCGTCCCGTCCATGTACTCCACTTGCGCGATACCAGGGTGATGAAGTCCTGGCCTGTCTTCGCGTCGAGCGCGGCGCCGTAGGTTGCCGGATACTCCGGCGCCAGGCGGCGCAACAGCGCAATGCGCGCGTTGTAGCAGTCTGCCCAGCTCGGGAAGATCGGCCAGGCTACGCCCTTCGCGGTGTACCAGTGCGCGTGCGCTCCCTCTTCCTGGGTGTCGCAATAGATGCACTGCGCGCCGGCCGTCGAGCCGCCCGCCTTCTGGCCGAAAAGATTGTTTCCCTTCACCGCCAGCTCGTCCGTGCCCCATGCCGACTCCAGCGCCGTTTCCGCGGCCGCGTAGCCTGGCCAGGGATGCTGCGAGGCCAGGCCGGCGGCATACGATCGCTGGAGAAACTCCGCCTGCGCCGCGGTTATCACTGCGCCGCCGTTTCGCTGGCCAGTGTCTTCTGCGCCACTTTCCAGATGGGAATCGCGAACGCTAATACCGCGCCGAGTCCCTGTATCCAATGCGGCATCAGTGCCAGCTCGTGAGTGACGGCGGTGCGGAAGCCCGCGCTCGCGCTCCAGGTGGTGCCGATGGCGCCGGCGACTGCCACCAGGATGTGCGCCTCTTTCTTCCGGTTGGCAAAAATCCAGTTCATCGCTTTCTTGAACATAAAAATTCCATCTCCTGTAATGCGGTCGCTCGTCACCGGCGGCCCAGCAAGGACTGGACAAATTGCTGCTGCAAGGCCGCGAGTTCCGCGGCTAAACGTGAATCGGTGCTCTCCTGGACTTTGCGCGGCACCATCTCCTCGCGGATGATCCGGTCCGTGTTCGCCAGGTGCGTATCTATCTGCTCGATCTTCTCGGTGTTGCGCTCGATCTGCGCTTTCACGTTGAACTGATAGTTGGCCATGGTCAGCACCAGGCTGCCCATCACCAGCACATCGCGCAGAGTAATTTTGCCCAGCCGGGCAGAAAGCAACGGCGTCTCGGGTATCTCCACTGTCTCCATGTGCCGGCTCCCTTCGTCGAGGTCCACGCCAATCGGGTTTTCTCGACTGTCAGCATGGTGCGCCAGGTGGCGCGGAGCGGCTAGACTTCCGAAGTTGTAACGGAGTGCAGGTTGTAACTTTTACTCGTTCGACAGTGTTCTTTTTACTTATTCCACCTATGGGTCATTCGTTGGTCGCGCCGGGCGAGTCGGCGAGCCACGCGGTTTGCCCCACGGAATAGGTGAAGTGCTGCGCATTGCACTTGCTGGCAGTCGCGCCGATGGTCATGAATCCATGCACATTCGACGGCGCGGCGACGGTGAAGCCGCCGGTGCCGTTCTGGCAAAAGGTGAGTGTCTTCTCCTGCCCGTCCATGCCTGCGGCCAGGGTGAAGCTGGTTATGTTCGCGGTCATGGTGATGATGCTGGCGCGCGTTTTTACGGAGAATGTGGGCGTCGCGGAAAATGTAACTGTCTCTGCACTCGCCACCACGGCCGTGTCCGGGCACACCTCGTAGGCACCCATGCCCAGCCCGGTAAAGATAGGGTTGACGTTGGTGCGGAAGTGCAGCCAGCCATGCACATTGCCCAGGTTTACATCTTGGCCGGAGCACATGGATAAGTTCGAGGGGTCGTTGTGCAAGGTGACGTTGGCATTGCCGCCCAACACCCAAAAATCTTGATTCCAACTGCCAAAGAATGCGGTGATGGTGACGGGTGAACTGTCGTTTGGGTAAATCGCGTGCAGCCCGTAGATGGTCGGCTGGGCTCCGGTGGTGGTGGTGACTTGATCGGTGGATGGCGAAAACAGCGTGCCCGACAGCACACCCAGGCCGTTCACAAACTGCGGCGTGCCGTCGCGCAGCTCGGAGGTCCCATTCGTCATGTAATCCGCCGTGCCATAGGTGGGACCGAATCCCCCATTCTGCAAAAACTGCACGCCGGAGAGAATGCCGCCCGGCGGCGTCGCTCCGTTGAAATCGTAAAGCTGCACGCAGTAGGGAATGCCGCCCACAGTGAGTGCGTTCGCTGCTCCGCAAGAGGCGTCGATGATGCCGCCGTTCACGCTCACCTCGATGTCATTGGTATAGAAGCCCTCTAGCCGCGCGAAATCGACGCGGATGTTCTCGTAACTGTCTCCCGGTCCGCTGCAACAGGGTTGCGCGATGCCCACCTGGCCTAACTGCGCCCAGATGTGGTCAAAGTGCGCGTCGCCGCCGCCGCCCAGGTAGTCCGTTAAGTGGTGATAGGTCGCCGCTGTCGGCGCATCAAAAAGCCCATACGTCTCCGTCCAGTCCGACATATTGTCGGCGCCCACTGTCTCGATGTTTCCATGCCAGCCGTCCGCGGTGCTCGATGACACAACGTAGTAGTAAGTTCCCGCAGCCAAGGTGCCGCCGCTCGTCGATCCGGTGGGCGTGATGGTGCCTGGCGCCGCGGCCGCGGTCTGCGTGGGGAAGTTGAACGGACCGCCGGACGTGCCGGCCGCGCCGGTGTCGGTGAAGCTGTTCGTTGCGGTCAGGTAGTACGTGCCTTCGCCGCCGGCCGTGGTGCCGCGATAAACCACGTATCCCGTCGCGCCGGTCACCGCGCTCCAGCTCAGCGCAACGGAGCTGGTTGTTCCCGTGGTGGTTACATTTGTCTCGGGACTGGGAAGACTTTCCCCTACGCCCTTATAGCCGCCGAAGTAATACCATTCGTTGTCGCTGTACAGCGTGTTGTGGAAGGATTTCGCGTCGGCGTTGTCGGTGCGGATGCCGTAGCCTCCGAAGTATTCCGCATACGTCCACTCCACCAGCCCGCCGGATGACGACATCTGAAGCCCCTGGTTGCCCGGTCCGCCGTCGCCATAGCTGGCGTTGTCGCCCGGCGCGTTGGAGCATCCGCCGGTGGCGCAGCCTTGTAGCAGAAAGTGCGACACGCGCGTCTGCCCGCCGCTCAGCGTCACCGCGTTGCCGGAGCAAGTCACCGTCATCGTCGGCGGCGCGTTCATGATTTGTTTGTTGTTGTAGCGCGAAACCAGGTGTGTGCCGCCCTGCGCATTGGCCACGCCCTCGGACCACGAGCCCGGCGGCAGGACCAATTGGTCAATCTGGAAGGTGCCTTGCGGCCATTGCGCCTTGGCCTGGGAGACGGTGCCGGCGTAGAGGTCGCAGGCCATCTGGTTGTACATCGCCTGCGCGGCCGCTTCCGGCGTCGCGCCATGGATGCCGCCCGCCCAGCGCACGTCTCGCGGGTCGTAGATGCCGGCGTTGAGGTCATCCTGCCAGGCCGCCGTGCCCGTGGCACCGTTCACCGTGATGCCCTTCTCCGGCATCCCCACAGCGCCGCCGGAGCCGTTGCCCGCGATCACCTGGGTTTGGCTGGGAAAGGTGCCGCCGCCGCCCGTGCCCGGCGGAACAGGCGCGGCCGCGAAAACCGATGTCAAATCGAGCGTAGATCCGCTGCAATTGCTGTTGTGTATGCAGGTCACCGGCATGGTCACCAGGTAACAGGTCGGCGCCACCAGATAGGTGCCTTGCGAACACATCCTGAGCTGCCACTGCGAGCCCGCCGGAAACAAGCTGCTGTTATCGGCGATCTGGAAATTCCACGCGCCGGAGGCGTTCAGGTTCGCGGCGAAGATGATAGGAAAGCGTTGCCCGCTGTAGCTGTTCGCCGAAGTGTTTGCCGGCGGCGCAAAGTTCGCCGTCATGGTGCCGTTGGGATAATTCGTATTCCCGCCGGTGACGGTCACGAATGAGGCCGTCTGCGCCAGCGCGAGCTGCGGCAGCAAGCAAAGCAACAGCACAAGAAAGCGCGTTCGCATTAGTCGGTAACCCAAGCCGTTCCGTTGCAGAGCACATGCGTGACCGTAGAGCCGCCGCTGGTGTAGGTCGCCAGATAAACCGGCGGCGCCCCGGTCGCGTCGCTTACTACAGCGGTGGTTCCCTTCAGGCCGGTGACACACGATGGAAGCGCGGTTCCCGCCGCACTGTAGACAACGCCGGCCTGTACGTTGGCCGCCTTCATGCTTCCCAGACAGTTACCGGCAGTGGTGGTATCGGCGCAGACGATTCCGGCGGCGCTTCTGCTGAATCCGGTGTCATTGCCCGTGGAGGATGGCCCGCCCGAGTTCCAACGGAGATTCAGGGTGCTCCTCAGATACGCATTACTGGAAGCAAGGATGATCTGATCGAAGCCGCCCGAGGCCCAGGCCGCCTGCCCAACCGCTGGATAGTGCCAGCCAGACGTTGCATCCACCGTGCTGGTCAGAGACGGCGAGCCCGCGCTTCCTGCCGTGCTTGACGATAGGATGGGCGATGAAAACCCCGCGGTTCCCGCGTAGCTGCCAGCCGTGCCGGTATCCGCAAACAGCGAATCCACAATCGAGTTAGGACCGTTCGCCTTGGATAGCCGATTCGTGGTGAGCGCGGTGGACGTGGTATTTCCGGTGCCGGTCGGCGGCGCCGGCGCGCTGCTAAAGCTCGATGACAAATCCAGCGTCGTGCCGCTGCAGCTCCCGTTATTCACGCACGTCACCGCGGTGGTCACGGTGTAACAGGTCGCCGCTCCAAAGGTCGCCGCGGAGCAAAGTTGCAAGCGCCACTGCGAGCTGGCCGGCAGCACCGTGGAAGTATCCGCGAGCGACATTGACCATACGCCGGAGCTGTTGAGATAGCCGGTCACCGTGAACGGAAAGCGATACTTGAAATAATCAAACTGCGAGCTGTTGGCCGGCGGCAGAAAGTTCGCCGTCAAGGTGCCGTTGGGGTAGCTCGCATTGGTGCCGATCATGGTGACGAAAGACGCGGTTTGCGCGAGCGCCGGCAGAGTGAAGCAGAGTCCGAAGAGAATAAAAAATATTCTTTTGCGCATGAGTGCGTCTCCTAGTTGGGGTTGCCGGCGCAGAGATAGTTCATGTTCGCCGTGTCCGTGTTGACCGATGAAGACGGGGTGACCGCGGCCGTGGTCGCGGAGCACTTCACGATTCCGGTCAGCGTCCCCGATCCATTCCACGAGCAGGTACACGTCGGCACGGAGTTAAAGGGCGTCGTGAAATTGGTGGCCGGGCAGGTGCCGGCGGCCATGGTGCAGGTGCCCGCAAAGTTGCCCGATGCGGACTGAAAAAGCCCCTTGGTTTTCACCGTGTTGAACGACATATTGAACAGCATCCCCAGGGACTTCGCGCCAGTGGAGCCGTTGTCATTGAACAAGTCGAGTTCATCGCTGGGGTTCGCGCCGGTGCCGTAAGCCTGCCGCCAAAACCAGGTGGATTTGTTGTTCGTGCAGCCCTGGCAGGCGCCCTGGATGATGACATCCGGCGCCACAAAGTTCGCGGAAGTGGGCACGGTTAAATTCGCCACGCCAAACTGACAGCGCCCGGTGCCGGGATACGTTGCATTGCCGCACGGCGGAGTCACTAGGTATTGATCGAAGCTCGGGACTCCAGAAGGCGATGTGAACCGCTGCCGGTGCCAGGTTGCCCCTACTGCCACGTTGCTGCTGTTTATCACGCTCGCGGTGTTCGTCTCATCCGTGGGCGTGATGTTGGCGCCGGAAGATGCCGCGCCGTTGGGGTTGTTCTGAATCCCTCCCAGGAACTTGGCCGGTCCGGTGACGATAGACGAGTCTAGCGTCGCGCTGTTGCCTCCCGTGCCCAGGTGCAGCCCGCCGCGGCCGGCAAGCTGAGCGACACCCCATTGCGTGAGATAGGTGGAGTTCGTGGTATCCGGCGTGCCCAGCCAGTTGATAGGCGAGTTCGGCGCGGAGAGTGAGCCGGCTTGGTAGATCGTGCCGTAGAGGAAGAAATTGCTGGAGCCGCTCTCTGCCTGGATCACAAAGGGTCCGCAGCTCGATCCGTCGCCGCCGTCGTTGCACACCAGCTTTCCGCCCAGCACTTTGATAAACCCGTGAATGCTGTCGATGCCGGCGAGCTGCACGGTATCAAACTCGGGCGCCACCACATCGGCCGCAAAGGAGTGATCCTCCAGCCCGAACTGCGGCCAGGTGTTCGGCACTGGTCCGCCCGGACCGTAGCCCCACGGGTGAAAATTGGTGAGGGTGTTATTCGTTCCAAAGTTCTGGATTCCAGCAATTTTTATGTGATCTACCGTCGTTCCGTATTGCTCGGAATCGTCCACGTTTTGATACATCACCATGCCATAGTTCGGCCGCGCGGCCGCTCCGCCGGCGCCTGAAATCGTCGCGGTATTGTCGATGAAGAGGCCGGATGAGTTGAGCCCTACCAGGCGCGGGCCGCCGCCGCTTATGCCGAGGATCACTTCCGCGCCAACAGAGCCGCCGGTGGCGTCGAGCACCGTGACGTTATTGAGATTCAGTAGGCGCTGCTCCTGCACGCTGATCGCCTGGGATGCGATCTGGTTGGCGTCGATAGTCAGATTGTCAATGGAGGAGGCCTGCGGGCAAGTCACCGTCCCCGCCGGCCGGGAGAACATCGCCGTGTTCGCGGGGAAGCTCGCCGATGCCTGCACTTTGGCGCCCTGGCTGGCGCCGAAAAGATGCCACTCGCACGCGCCGGCCGCGCCATGCGGCAAAACGATTTGCGAGCTAATCACGCAAGTGCTTCCCGGAAAGCCCACCGGGAGCGGCGTCCCGCCGGCGGCGCTGACTGCCCGTTGAATCCCAACCGTGTCGTCATTGGTGCCGTTGCATTTCGCGCCATAGCTGCGCGGGTCCACCCACATGGGGAATAGCGACGGCGCGCCAGGCACCGGCGCATTGGCAAAGTAAGACGAGATGTCCAGCGTGTTGTTGACGCACGCGGAATTGTTGACGCAGGTAATCGTGATGTCTACCGGGTAGCAGGGCTGCGCCGGGTTGCCCGTCCTCGCGCACAGGATGAAGTGCCAGTGGGAGGGGTTGGGTTGAATGATGGTGTTGTCGGCAATCTGCATGGTGAAAAAGCCGGTGCTCTCCAGGTTGCCGATGGCCGTAGTGGCAAAGACGGAGCCATTCAGCAGCGGCAGTTGCGGCGCCGTGCTGTCGTTCGCAAAGCTGCCGGTCATCTGTCCGCCGGCGTAGGGCGGAATGGTGCCGATGACGGTGACGTAGCCACTCGACTGCGCGCGCACCGCGGGCGGCGCGTGCAAGAAGCTCATCACGGAGAGCACAAAAAACAGCGCGAGTTCCAGATAGAAAAGTGCTTTCAGTTTTGTCATGGAGCGGGGGCCTGTCGCGGGGCGGGATAATCGGCTGGATTGATGGCGAGTGCATCCACGCCGTAGGGGATCGCGCGCGTGCTGCTCACCGCGGCGCCGCGCAACACCTTCAGGATCATGGCGCTGGTTTCCGGGTGCGCGAGTGCCAGCGAAACCATGCGCATGGCGGAGGTAGGTCCTGCTACGGCCGCGGCGCCGGCCGCTACATGCCCGCTGAGTGCTAGCGCACTGCCCGCCACGGCGCCAACTTCAATCAGCAACCGCATCGCGTGCATCATGCCCAGCCCGCCGGTCTGGTTGCTGGCCATCGGCGCGATCTTGTTAAGCAGCGCGGAGCCTTCGTTGAGTGCGTTCCACTGCTGGCCGAAAATGATCTGGCCGCGCTGCGGTCCCAGCGTCTTGAGTGCTTTGGCCAGGGCGCGCTGGTCGAGCACTCCGCTCTGCGGGTCGGCGGCCTGGTTGAGCAGGTTTTCGAGCAGATTCCGTTGCACCTGGCGCCGCGCCGGTTCCGGCACCACCTGGTTAAACTCGCGGAGCTGCGCCAGGGTCATCTTGCGCTGGACCGTGGACACCACATCTTCCGGCGCCGCGGCCAGGAGTTTTTTCGCCGCTGCCGATTGAGGGGTTGCGGCCGCGCGGCGCGCATCCGCAAGCGCCTGCACAACTTTGGGATTGCCGCCGCCCATATCTTTGTAAAACTTCACTTTCTTGGCAACCGCTTCGTCGATCTGCTCCGGCGTCATGAACGTTTTGGGGTCGATGCCTAACAGCTTTTTCACTTCGTCATACTTCGCGGTGATATCGGCGGTGCGGCCGCCTGCTGTCTTCTGCAGGGCTTGGTGTACCGCTTGCCCGGCCTGCTCATCGGCCATGCGCGTGCCGGAGAGCTGCTCCACCTGGCGCGTCGTCATGCGCTCCGCGTCGGCAATCTGCGCGTCGCGAAACCCCTCCATCGGGCCGGTCGCGCCGGGCATGTGGCCTAGCAGTTGTTCAATGCGCCGCAACGTCGAGCTGCCGGCCGCTTCGCCGGGTGTCAAGCGCACGCCTACGCCGGCCTTCGCTGCTTTCACGGTTGGCGCCGCTGCTGCAAAGGGCTTCAGCACCTTGCCCAGCACGCCGCCGGCCACGCGCGCGCTGCCCTCGGTGACTCCTCCGAGTGCCGCTTGCTCGCCCACTTGCCTGGCCTCGTCTCCAGCGCTCGGGAGATCCTCGCCGAAAATCGCGTGATTGAGCTGCTCGCGCAGCATTTCGCCGGTCCCGCCGCCGGCCGCAGCTCCAAGCGGTGCAGCCATGAAGCCGGACTCGGGACTCGCGGCCAGGCCGCCGATGGTCGCGCCGACTGCCGGCAGAAACGGCAACGCGCGATCAATGCCGGTGTACATCGCGCTCTTGATTCCCTTCCATGTGCTGAGCTTGGGCGCCGCGCTCACTGTGGGAGTCTTGCTATCCTCCGCCGCTTCCTTGCGCAAGCGCGCCACGATGGCCTGTTGCACTTCCGGCTTGGCCTTGGTGTACGTGTCGCTCTTGAGGAGTGCCGCCGCCTTCTCTCTATCGAATGGCATTTAGGGCACCTTCCCGCTTTTGGGGATAACTCCGGCCTGCTCCAAGATCCGCGTGGCTTCGTCGTCATGGGCTGCTGCTGCCGGCGGTGCCGGCGCCGCCGCGCTCTTGCTTCCGTCGTCCTTGTCCGTGCCGTCCAGGTCGCGGGCAACCGGCGATTGCGAATCGGGGAGATAGAATCCCAGCTTTTTGATAATCGCTATTTCCTGGCGGAGCTTCTCCAGCTTGTTGCGCGCGTCGGCCGCGTTCTTGGTGTTGGTGAAGTTGGGCAGCTCGGCCAGGAGCCGGTCTGCGGTCGCGTTGGAGTTGTTCGCGCCGGTGAAACTGCGGATGCCGGTGATGACGCCGCGCAGCCGGGTAAGCGCGTTGAGATACTCCGCGCCGGCCTGCGGAACCATGCCACGGTGGAGCGCCGCTGTCAGGCCGGCCGCTCCCCCTTGCGATGGAGGATCAAGCGGCACGGTGGCCATCCACAACCGGGTGGCCGTTGAATCGAACAGCTTCAGAAACTTGTCCTGGCTGAGCGTGGACAGGGAATTGTCCACCTGCTCAATCTGCATCTGCTGCGCCGGCGTCAGCGAGCCCTGCCCTTTCCAGCCGTAGACGTTTTTCGCGATGGACTCGACGAGCCCGCGGTATCGGGCGGGGATCTTGTTCGCGTCGCCGCCATTGATGAGGTTTTCCGCAAGCGCCCGCATCGAGTCGGTGATACCTGCCCGAGGCGGGAGTGCTGCCGTGCCGTCCGGCGCGAACTGGATGCCTTTGTACGGTCCTATGGAAGTTGCTCCCTGTGTTGCCGGCGGAGATAGGGGATTTGCCGGGTTTCCTGGGGTTGCGATCGGTCGTGAAACGGGTCCGCCCTGCGGCGCTGGCGCCCCGCCCTGCGACGCGGCCGCCGCGGGTAGCCCTACGGCACCCCGAACGGCTGCCAGGGGCGTCTGAGGCGCTCCGTAGCGGCCGGTGGCTCCGCCCAGCGGTACGCCGGTGCCGGGCAAAAGCGGCTGGCGCACACTGTGCCGATGCGTCCACAGTCCGGTGATAGGGTCGCGGCTGTCGGTATCCGTCGCCACGGGCAGCGTCGTGCGGCTCGGCGAGCCCGGCGTCCGCCATAGCTCCTGCCCGCTGTACTTGTCCTTGACGATGATCCAGGCGCCAGTGGGGCTGTCCGCTCCCGGCTGGTTCACGGTAATGGTGGATTCTTTCCCCTGGTACTTGGCCACCACGGCTTGAGCGGCGTCCTCTGGACTGGTGCCAATCGCCGTGAGGCCGCGATATGCCTTCTCTTGGTCCGTCTCCGCCGTGCCGCCCGGCAGCTCTTGCTCTGTCACCTTTCCACTGAAAGGGTCCTGAAATCGCTGGTATGTCTTGCCTTTCGAGACGTAGGGCGTGCCCAGCGCCACGGGTTGCTTGGCGAGCTGCATGTTTTGCGCGCCTTGCGCAATTTGCTGCTTAATCCGCTGCTGATTCAGCGTCGTTGTCTGCTGCGCCTGCTGCTCCGCTAGCCGGCGCGCAATCTCCTCATGGGCGAGCTGGTTCCCCTCGGCCACCTGGTTGCCGGTGTCGCCTATCGCTCCGAGTGCTCCGAAAAGTCCTGCCGCCATGCCGTCCCCTGGAAAAAACTCGAGATTTGCTTCCGTTTTGCTTCGGGTTTTCCGGGGCTTTCACCCCGGAAGCCCGGTTTGCTCTGGCGATTCTCCGCAACCCCTCCTTTCCCTCGAATTACGCCGCCGCGCTTAGGTCCACGTCCCCGAGATCCGGCGTTGTCGGCTGATAGCTGCCGGCCATGTTCGTATTCGCGTCCGCGATGGTCTGGTATGGGTTGCCGGTGCTGCCGCCGCCTTTGAAAAGCGCCATCAGTTGCGACAGGTTCACGCTCGGCAGAGTGGTGGGCCTCGCGGCGCTGGCCGTGCCCAGGGATTGCATCAGGGTGTTGAGCCCGGTTTGCTGGTTCTGCTGGACATACGGCGCCAGGCCTTGCGTGAGCGCGGCCGTAAGCGCGGACGGAGATCCGCCCAGGCCGCGCTCCGCGAGCTGCGCCTGTACCTGGTTGGTCACCGCATCGGTCAGCCCGGCGGTAAGCGGCTGGGTGTAGGCGGCACCGGCCTTTTGCATCGCCTGCGGATTCTTCACCAGGTTTTGAATGTAGCTCTGGGTGCTGTTGTAGCCGGATGCGTTGTTCGCGTTCTGAATCCCGGTATAGAGATTCGCGCCGGCGCCGGCCGTCGTCGCCAACGCACTCAGTGGCTTCGCGTAGTTCGTTACGAGAGATCCAATGGTGCTCATTAACTCCGACATAGTTAGGCCGCCTTCAGGAGATCGCTAAGCTGTTGCAGATTGTTCGGGTCGCCCTGCGTCCCGCTGTTCGGCGTCGTCGTGCCGCCGGAGATCGGCGCGCTGCTCGATCCGCTGCCGCCCAAATATTGCATGATTGAGTTGAGATCGGATGGAGCGCCCGCGTTCTTCGCGCTCGTCGACAAAAACGATGTCGGCGTCAAACTTCCGCCGGTCGAGGCCTGCGTGTTCCCCTGCTGCGCGATCACCGCCGCCTGCTGCGCTGCCTTCTGCGCCGCCGCCTGGGTGTTGCCCGGCTGTTGCGTCGTCGGGCTGCTGCTGCTCGATCCGCTGCCCTTCACCAGTTCGTAAGCTGTCGTTCCCAGGCCTGCGCCCGCGCTCGCCGCCGTCAACAGCGGCACCAGCCACGGGACTGCTAAAAGTGCCGGCATAGTTCCATCTCCCTGCAAACAAGATCGTGCTGCGTTCTTCACTCCGCGCTTCGTCAAAATCTCGCGGCAACAATTTCAGTAGCTTGCGTTCCGCCTCGTTCTGATTCTCCGCAACCATCCACACCCCAGCAATTTTTCGCTGGAAGCATACGTGCCGGATAAAGCGCCACAGCGGGCGCACCCACTCCCCGCCGGAGCCAAGCATCCGCATTAAAAACAGGGTGCCGTGTACCTCGGCTGCCACGATGAGCCCACACGGGCAGCCGTCCTGCTCCGCCACAAACACCGTCTCCGGCGTGAGCTGGGCAACCGGCCAGCCAATCTCTTCCGTGCTCCAGGGAAGCTGCTCGCCCGCGTGCATGAGCCGGGTGCGCACGCGCCGCCGCTGCTCCACTCGGTTCACCGCGTTTTCGATATCTTCCATGCGCATGGCTGCTCACTTCTGAATGCTGATCGCCGCGCCCGCCGGCTTCGGTTTCACTTGCCAGTCCATGGAGTCAATCGTCACCGGTCCGGTGCCGGATACGGTGGCATTGGCGTTCATCGCGTCTTTCAGGATGTCCACGCGGAAGATCCATTGATTCCCTCCCAGGTTGTTCTGCTGCGCGGTTGTCGGTGTCCCGGTGTTGCCGGCGAGCGCGATGGTCACCTGGATGCTCGCGGTGCCGCTTTTCTGGCCGCGAGTGCTCAGCCGGCGATAGAACACCTTGCCGCTGCCGCCTTCCTCGAAAACTTCCGCGCCTCGCAGACTCCAGATAACCGGGCCGCCGCTGTCCCAGGTTGTGTCTCCGGCAAACATGCGCCGGTACACGGTGTCTGAAAATCCCGCGGCGATGGTGAGCGGAATGGTGCCAGGCGCGCGAATTTGCTTCACCGCGGAGACGGGGAACGGAAGATCCAGCACCGCCCATGCGCGCTGTACCAGGTCGTAACAAATCAACCGCTTCAGTGCGCCGTTGCCGATGCTCGGCACGGCTTGCGTCATCGCACTGTAGGGCAGCACTGCGGCGGTGAAGCTCGGGGCAGAGGTGTACGCATTTTCGCCGCCTGGCGCGAAGCCGATGTAAGCGCGGTAGACCACGTTGGGTTTCGCCGCCGGCGTCGTCACCAGGATCGACGCCGTACTCGCGAATACCTGCACTTCCGCCGTGATCGCGGTTTCCTGGAAATTGCCGTTCGCGTCCAGGGTGAGCTGCGTTACCCGCGCGTACATCTGCACTTCGCTGCCGCCGTCCGGGCTCTGGATCACCACCCCGCTCAGCGCCGGCGCCTGCACCGGCACCGCACACACGTACATGGGCGGGTTCACGCACTGCGCGCCCTTGGAAAACCACGCATAATTCCAGTCAATCGGCTGGATGTCGCCCACGCCGCCGAAGAGATACGGCCGTATCGGCTCGCTCTCCAGCTTGTCTGCCACGCCGTTGAAATAGGCATAGCCCAGGTGGGTCAACCGCATCAGGCCGAAGCCGGGCACAAATTGAATCGTGCGCGGCGCCACACATCCGAGATCCGTTTGCGCCTGCTGGATCGCAAAATCAGACGCGCCGAAAACTCCGGTGATCTGGTACGTGGTGAAGTTCTTGAACACCACCATGGAGCCGGTGGGCGAGATGCCCGATTCTGCAATCGTGAAGGTGCCCAATCCGGTGATCTGGTCGCCGTCATCCTTCGCGATAAATGCGATGTTGAGCGGGTTAAAGCTGGTGAGCGTATTTACATCGCTCATCTTGAGGACGTTGGGACCGTCCAGCAAATCTGCTGTCGTTGTCGGCCAGGTGTTCGCGAACCATAGGCTGCCGGCATAGACAATCGTGTGCGCAGCTCCGCGGAGCGCGGTGGGGGTGATGCTGGTCTGTACGCACTTCCAGATAACCGTGCTGTCCGCTGTCGTCTGATTCAGGACGTTTACGAAAGTCGGCCGCGCCGCGCCGGATGTGCCGGTCTGCTGTGCCTGGAAGAGTCCATGGGAAACAGAATCAAGAATGGTGTCGCCCACGTTCCACGCCACGGAGGCCTGCCAGTCGGGATACTGCGCGGTGAAAGCGTTGGTGACTGTCTCGAAGCCGGTTCCGTCAATCGAGGGGTCGCTGTACTGCTGCGGTGGATAGCCGTTGCCCAGCGCGAATACCATGCGGCCGGTGAATTGCGCCATCTGCGGCAGCGGGCTGAGCAGTCCCGGCACGCCGCCCTGTGCGGTCGGACCGCCGCCCACGTTCGCGCCTGGTGATTCCGGTCCGTAGGCGCCGGGGATACCGCCCAGGGCGGGGATAGGAAACGGCGGCAGATTCGCCAGCGTTTCGACGCCGGCCGGCGGGTCCAGGCGATAGACAATCGTGCTCTGCGTGGTGTTCGAGCTGGAGCCCGGCGGCGCCGCGCCCGCTTGTCCAACCAGTCCGATATCCACGTAGGACGTGTTGGGGATCGCCTGCGTTCCCCCGATACCAGGATTCAGCCGGCCCACGTGTCCCGCCGGCGCCGTCGCATACGCAGAAAAAAGCGCGGCCAATTGGCCGGCGGTCCAGGTCAAAAGGATGGCATTGTCCGGCGCGGTGAGGGTGACGGTCGCCGGCGCGGAGCCGGGGGACTCGCCGCCGATGCCATCGTTCGAGGAAACGCTATAGGTGTACGTGCCTGGCGCCAGCGTTGTGCCCAGCGTTCCCGTGCTCGCGGTGCGATCCACACCGCCCTGCGCATACGCGATCTCCGTAGCGCTCACGATGGTGACGCGATCCAAGGGGATCTGCCCATTCAGGTCCGTGCCCGTTCCCGCTACCACCAGGTTGCCGGCGCTGAAAGGCAAACCATTGTCCGGCGCGAGCGCAGAGAGATTGTGCGCCGCGGCCGTGGTCAAGATCACCAGGCCGCCGGCGCGCGCGATGCTCGATATAGCGCCGCCTACTTCTATCGCGGTCAAAGCCAGGCCTTGCGGCGGTGTCACTTGCTCCACGCTCTGCCGCTGGATGCCGATGTAGTACGCGCCCACTCCTGGCGGCTGATAGAGCGCAAAATCGGCAATCACGCCGGTGCCGATAGCGGTTGCAATCATCGCGGAGCCATCTGTCGTGCGCAGGCCGCCGCGGCGGTCATAGAGCATGTTGCTCAAGCGCGTGAGGATCGCGCCGGGCTGCGAAAACAGGCTATAGGTCGCCTGTAGCCCTTTCAGGAAATTGCGCTGCGAGATGGTTTTCCATTGCGGCATCTACTTTTGGCGTCCTGCCGCTTTGGTGAAAGCAGCGCGTATCTCGTCAATCGTTCCTTTGTTGATTACCTTTAGCAACTCGTGCTCGTGCGCCATGCACAAAAACGCCCACAGGGCTCCGTCCTTGTCTTGGTGCGGCTCGGCCGGCGGCAGCTCGCAGCGCCGGCCCTTTTCAAACCAGGTGCAACGGACTCTTCCGCCAGGTGCCATATCACGGGATGATGAGCCCTCCGAAAGTGCTTGAGAGGCCTGGACGCACATCCACGCCGACATCGGATTGCGGCGTAATCTGCCGATCTCCCACGATGGGCTTGCGCCGCGAGAGACTCTTCAGGTACGCCTCGAAATCCTTCATCAGCGAATCGGCTTCCTGCTGCTGTTGCTCAATCGTGCGGTAGCGCGAAAGCAGGTAGATGTGTACCTTGGGCGTCCACTCCAGCGGAATGCGGATGCTGTTCCCCGCCTGGCCTACGCTGTAGAGTTGCGGCGAGCGCAGCCCGGTGAAGTACACGTTTAGCTCGGACACGGCCGTGCCGCTCGGCCAGCTCTGCGCATTGGTGCCGCCCAGCCCGCGGATAAGGTTGGCCAGGCCTGGCAGCATCCCGGAGTAGCTCACGATTTCATAGCTCGGCGGCGTGCCCAGCATGGCCAGGCCCAGCGGCAGCACAAAGCCGCCGTTGCCATTCGTCGCAACGGAGGTATCGCTCGCGCCCATCGCCGCGCTGGTTGTCGTCGCGCCGGCGGTGCGCTGCGGCTGCGGGTACAGCTCTACCACCAAGTTGTCTGCCACCTGCACGTAGTTCAATTGCGACGAAAGGCCATTCAGCACGTTGCGGCGGAACACCCCGGTGGAGCTGCCGGGGTCCATTGGATAGCCGTCGTACCAGCAGTTATCGAGCGAGCGCCACTCGCCAATCACTTGGTAGTTCTGCTTTTGTACGGTGGTGCCGAAACCGGAGACATCGGGGATGCCGCCGTTGGCCGCGCTCAGGGCGCGGAGCGCGTCTGTCAGCCAGCGGAAAAGCTGCTGCGCGCCGGCCACGGGTCCGCCCGAGTCGAGCAGAAAGGCGCTGTTGCCCTCCGGCGGTGTCGCCTGGCTCCAGCTTCCCGGCACGCCGGTGATGATGCCGGTGGCGCCGAATGGGAAAGTGTACTTGGCAAACTCACCGCCGCTCACCATGCCCAGGTAGACATTGAAAGACAGAGTGCTCGCGGCGAGGCCTGGCGCGTTGTAAGGGCTGTTTGCAGGATTGCAGGAGATGGCGTTGTTCGCGCCGGCGATATTCACTTGCTGTTCGGCGCTTACGCTCGTCTCGCCCCACAGGGTGGAGTACGTGACCACCAGGAAATAGCTGCCGGCGGGCAACGCGCCGCCGGCGGCCGTGGCCGCGGTCAGCACTACATCCGTATTTCCCGGCGCGTTGAGCGTTCCCGGAAGGTCTGGAACCGCTTCACGCGCGGAGAGCAATATATCGCCCACCAGCATTGGCGGTCCCTCCCTTTTCAGACGCCCATCTGCACTCCGGCGTTATGGGTTCGCGAAAACCTCGGTGTTGATGGTGGCCACTGTCGTGCCGCCGCCGAGGGTGAATGGAATCGTGATCGACGTGAGTTGCAGGTCGCTGCAAAAGTCGTAAATCTCGTCGAAGTTCTGGCCGGCGGCCGTGGCCGCGCTCCATGCCGGCTGGAGGCGCACGGTGTTGGTGCCGTCCGTGCCGGTCACAGCGCCGCGCAGCGCAGTGGTGGCGCCGTTCACTGCGGACGATTTGCTGCGAATCTGGCCTTTGGTCACCGGCGTGACGAACGTGATAACGACGTTGCCGGTCGCGGCGAGCGCGGTCACATCGTAGATGTTCGCAATGGGTGCGCCGAGTCCAAGCAACACCGCGGCGCTCGTCAGGAGAAATGGGGACGTTGCCTGAGCAGTCATTTGAGCCTTTCAAAAAGTGGTGAGAAAGGCGCTGGGCAATTGCCCCTTTCTCACCGTGTTCGGTTGCGTTACATCCCCCACAAGGGAGCGGGTGGAGCTTTTTAGTTGACGTTGAAATAGCTGTCGTTCATGCGCGGCGAGATGCACGATACCTGCCAGGTCACATACAGGTTCGACACCAGAACGCGCTGGTTCGACGGCTGGATAAAGGGATCGCAGACAAAGTAATCGCCCTTATGCCACACCGGGAAAATGTACTTGCTGTTGAGCAAATAGCTCTTGCCCGTGGGTACGAATGGATCTGGGAAAACCAGGGCAGTGTTGAAGATGAAGTGCGAGCGGAATCCAGCCTGCATCGCGCCGTCATCCTGGATGTTGTTGGTGTACCGGATGAGCTGCGTGAAATTGTTCTGGAAGTTGTAGAAGCTCTGCACCGGCATGGCCAGGATGTCCGGCAAGTCGTAGCCGAACTGCCCGGTGAGGCCGAAGCCCTGGTTGGCCACGGTCGGCGTGAGCGCGGTCGAGCCGGCATTGATGGGAGCCTGTGCCTTAAACCAGCTATTCGCCGCCACGCTGCGGTCAATGCCGCCGATGACGTTGTTCGCTTGGTACACCCAGGAGTCGATGTCATCGACATCTTGACTGGTGTTCTGCGGCGCGATGTGGAACATGGCGCGCGAGAGCTTCATCAGGATCGAGCCGGTGGCCTCCACCCACTTGGTGTTGATGATGCTGAGCGCGGAGTTGCGATTCAGCACGATATCTGTAACTGGGATCGCGACGTTTTGATAGTAGGGCTTCCAGCGCTGGTCAATCGGCTGCACCGTGTCCACTACCGTGGGAGTCAGCAATTCCGTGCCGTAGTACGCGCCGCCGGCCAGGTTTTCTTGATACATCGCCGGATAGATCAGCTCGCCCATGCCGAACTTTTTCCCTTGGCGCTGCATCGCCCAAAACATGATCGAGGGTTGAAAAACGTTGTCGGCGATAACCGGATAGATGTACTTCTCCGTGATCGCGTTCATGGTCCCCACTAGGGCGGCGGTGGGGGAGTTGATACCGGTTCCGATTGCGCCGAATGCCATTGCTTAGTCCTTTTGTAACTGAGATCGTTACAGCTTGTTACTGCAACATCTGGGTCATCTTTGGATCGTTGAAAGCCGCGTCTAACTGCTGCGCGATGGTTTTGGGGTGGTTGTTGGTTGGGTCCGGCTTGCCGGAGAAGTCCACGCCTGCCGCGGTGGGGAGTGGCGCGCCGTTGCCCCAAGTGGGCTCTCCCTGCCGCGATGCCATCTCTGCCTGCGCGAGCCGCCGGCCTTCCTCGATACCAGCCTGGCGAATTTCATCGTTCGACTTCTGCGCCACTACCGGCCCTGCCAGCTCATCGAGCGCGCGGGTCACATCGGGCCAGCCTTCCTGGCCCTTGTATCCCTTGCTCACCGCGGTCTGTAAGGCCTGGTCGAGCGTGATATTCACGTCCGTGCCCTTGGGCTTTTTGAAGGTGTGCCACTCCATGTAATCGAGCCGCGCGCGGTCGTTCTGGTACACGCTCAACGCCTGGCCGAGTCCGTGGCGGGTCTGCCGCAAGTCGTTGCGGATGGGGTCCAGTTCCGCGACGATAGGCGCATAGAGCGGGTCATCCTTCAGCGCCACGCCGCTGGCGGTCCGCGTCTCGCGTGTGGCTGTGGCCACTGTCTCGCGCAGGTTCGCCGGAATGCGGCCGGCCACAATGTCGTCAACGCTCAGGCCTGTCACTTGCTGCACGTTCTCCACGATCCGCGCCAGGTTGGCGGTCGCCGAGTCCTGGTTGCGCGCTATGGTGTCGAGCTGCGTTTGCCGCTCTGTCAGCCGGCGCTCGATGTCGCCTTGCGAGGCCGCATTCTGCGTGCGAATGGCTCCGAGTGTCACTTCCTGGCCGTTGATGGTGAATCTCACATCATCGGGGTACGTCGCTTTGTCGGTCAGAATCTTTGCCCAGTCCATCGCTTCTCACGCTTTCAGCCCAGCAGGGCGGATATGTCGGGTTGTTGCCCACCCGCGGGGAGTCCGGGGCCTACGCCCGCGGTGTTGGCTATCGGCCGCACCTGGCCAAGTACCTGCGCGGCCTTTTGAATTTCCGAGATGGCTTTGGAGAGGTTCTCGCGCGCCTTCGCAATCGGCGGCGCCGCGGCCGGCAGCCGCATCGCGGTGGTGAGGTAGGCTTTCGCGAGATCGCTATTCATGCTCGTGAGCATGTCCGCGATGCCTTGCGGGTTGGCTCCGTCGAGCTGATCCACTCCGCTGCCCAGCGCCATGGCTTCCGGGCTCGGTGGTCCTGGCGCGGGTCCACCAGGTCCACCAGGTCCGCCTGGCGCCGCGCCTGGTGGCGCTCCCGGCGGTCCGCCGCCGTTGGCGAGCATCTGTATCAGATTGTTCGCCTGCGCGGCTTGTACGGGCGGCATCGGCATTGCTTAGTCCCTGTCTCCGCCGCGTTCCTTGGTGTAGCCGAGAGGATCGGACGGCCGCGGGAATGTCGGGTTCGCCGGCGTCCAGCCTTCCTGCCCTTTGGCGGGTCCTACGTGGATGGGTGAGATGAGATCCTCTTTGCTTGGTCCTTCGCCGAACTTGTCTTTCGCCATGATTTGCCCTCTCTCTCGATTCACTGCGGGGTGCGGGGTCGATGGGTCGCCCCGCACTCCACACGTCCCTTGGTTCGGTTACCGTGCGATCCGGTCGGGGCTATAACTAGCCCCGGCGGCTACGACGGCGGCCGCCCCTGTGATGTCTGCGTTTTGCCATGGTTGTTTTCCTCCTTTCCAAAGTGCTGTCACATGCGAACGCCGTTCGCACGGTTCATCACTTCTTGGTCGGATAGAACACGCCCATCGCGCGCGTCTCCAAAAATGTCGAGCAAACCTCGTGCCTGCCGCTTCAGAAACTCAATCTGCTCCGCTTCGTTGGGCCAGTCATAAAAGCCCTCCGCGTCTACAGTCATCGGCACACACAGCTTTTCTCGTAGAGCTAACTGAATCGTGACCATGCCGTTATGGTCGTTCCGCGAAACGCATTCCAGGTCCCGATCAATCCGGCTCATCAGTCCTGATATACCGGGAAATTGGCGCGAGCGGTCGAAATCGCTAGAAGGGTGCGTGCCGGAAGGTCACCGCGCCGGCGACGAAAAAAGGGCCGGGATGATTATCCCGGCCGTCCCTGGAGGTGTCTCTGCCTTGGTTTGGATCGCTGGTAACGAACCAAGGCCACTCTGCGCCTGATCGAAATGCAACGCTATGCCGCTTCCGCGGTATCGTCCTCGATCTCAATTCCAGAATCGAAATACGCTTTGACGACGGCGCCGAAAAGATAGTCCTTCATTCGCTGGTCCACCGGCAGCTCATCGTAAGGCCGAAAGCATGGGTGCTCTTTCAGGTCCGGCCGCTTCACCGCTCCGTAGCGCCAGCCCTCGCGCCGCTTCTCTTCGAGCCAGGATTCATGCGACGCGGACGGCGCCGGCGTCGCGCCGCCGCGCAACGTGTCCAGGTGGAAGCGCACGCCTTTGATGTTGGTGCTCCGCTGCCACTCGGGTGCCACTTCCCACGCCTGAAACGAATAATCGCCGATGGTCGCGCAGTAGGCGCGGTTGGCCTCGTATGCCACGCGCGCGATGTCTGTCACTGTGTTCATTGCCTTTTGTTTATCTCCTTTGGTCGTTGTCGAGAATACGCAGCGCTTCCACCAGCTCCGCGCGTGTGAGCAAATTCACTTCCGGCGGTCCTACGGTAAACACCACGGGCACGGATAAGCCGATGTAGGGAAGGCGCAGCGGGATGAGTTCATCCTTCGCCACCTTCTCGACGTTCACAAACAGCACTGAGTTTGGCCCGATGTCGAGTTTCTTGATGTGCTCCGCAAGGCCCTCATCCATGCCCTTGTCCCCTATTTCCGCGCCTGGTCCTTGATCTCGCGCCGCTCCGCTTCCGGTTTCGGCAGTCCGGTTTTATCGTCCAGCTCTTTGCCGCCGGGCTCGATGGGCACGCCGCGGACGCCGGATTTCTGTCCTTTGGGATCGTCGGCAACGTTGGGCTGATGCTGTACTGGTTGGGTTTCGTAATCGTCGATGTCGGCCATGCTTCGGAGTGTAGGCCGCACCGCCGTGGATCGCGGGTAACTCCCTAGAAGGGTGCGTGCCGTTATAGCGGCCGGCGGTGGTGCTTCAGCTCGCGGGATCTACGCAGTAGCGGCAGAGCTGGCGCGCGCAGCCGGCGCTGAAACGGTGTCGGCCGAAAGATCGCGGCCGCCCATCGCTTCATCCACTTGTCTCTGCGCTCTGCTGTTGTGAGTCGGTGGGTTCCCATGTTTGTGGCCTCGCAATATTTTTTATCTGCGCGAATATTTCTCCGTCGCTGTTGTGGATCGTCACCAACTCGTCCTGGATGTACTTGTGTTTCATGATCGGCACACCCCAGACGTGGATACGGTCGCCTAGTATTTCGCTGCTGATCGCGGAGACGGCGGCATGACTCAATATCCAGTCGTACTGCGCCGGGCTCAGCATGGCCGCGGCGTCGCCCAGCTCGCGGCCGGAGTCGCGGGCGGCGTTCATGGCGTGGACCCAGGCAAACAGGAGCACCCAGCCGGTCAAGCAGCTACCGTTGGCGTCGATGAACGCGGTGCGCGCGTGCAGTTCCTTCGGTGCGTAGAAATCCTTGGGCGTGTCAGTCATCGGCAAATCCGCCTTTTTTAATCTGCAACTTCTGGAAGCGCCGGCCGCTCCGCACCCAGCCGTGGAGGTAGCCCAGCCAATACATCGCCACTCCCGTGCAAATCGCTGTCAGAACCCATTTCGTCATAGCCCTTGTCCCTCTCTTCAAGCCGCATCCGCCAGCCCTTCGGTGGTGGCCACGGCACTCCCCATTCCGCGAGTTGCTTCTTTGTCCAGCCGCCGCGCGGTGTTTTTTTTGCCTCAACCTCTTCCCTCGATACGTGGGCGGTTATGGATTTCAGACGTTGTTCGAAAGTCTTTGGCCGCGGCGGTGTCGGCGTCCCATGTGCCGGCTTCCCCATCACCACGACTCTTTTCCAGAGATTCACCGGATTGCCTGTAACCTTCCCCCCACAGCGTAAACAGCGCAGCCCATACCGTTCCCTGTTCCATTCGTGATCGGCATCCGCCACTCCGCACGGCCGCTGGGTGGGATCGTCTACCGCCACTGTCGGCTTGCTCGTCGGCGGCGGTTTCAGGCTTTTTTTCTTAGCCCTATACGCACGCCACATGTTCCGCAAGTGATCGTTCGCTGGTGGGGCCTTTCCCTCCTCTGCCCACTTCTTCAGTGCCCACTCGATGAACTGGCGCTGCGTTAGCTCGCGTTTTCGCTTTTTTTTTGCCCCCACTTAAGTTTCACCTTTTCAATCGAGTAGACACACGAGGGGCATCCCTCCCCGGGGAGATAAGGTTCCCCGTGATGTAAGCTAGAGGCAATTGCGTCGCGTCCCCCTTGGTGTGTCGCGGGGTGAAGTGGAGCGGGCAAACTCTACTTCGGTACTTCAGCCTTGCTGCTTACATCACGGTGGAAACCTTGATCCTCTCCCTTTTTGGGTGGGTCTTGCACTACACGCTGTCAGCACCTCGCTTCGGGCTCTGAGACGCGGTGATTGGTAATAAAAAAACCAAAAAACCGCGTTTTCAGAGCCCAAGGCATTCAGAGCGGCCTTCGCTTATACGAGCTTTTTTTTCGCCCTTTCGGGCTACCCCACTGTTTTAGACCAGGACGCCTTGCCCCTCGTATGCGGATCAACTACCGCACTCGTCGGCCTGGAAAAACCTGCGCAGGTTTGTAGCGCAGGAAGCTCTTTCGCAAATCTCAGTAAAGGCACCAGGACCCTTGCGAGTCGTGGCGTTTTCTCTCCCCATACCTACTGGTGCCCGTTCCCCGGACGCTTTAGCTCCGATGACCGGATACCTGCCGGACCCATTCCCCCCTAGCCCCTAGCCACGAAACGCAACGGACTGCTTGCGGCCGTAAACCGAGGCATCGATTCAATGGGTGCTACTCTCACTCGCCGGTTCTTCTCTCCCGGGCGAGTTGCCTGTTTTTCACCGTTGTTTTCCGGTCCATGTTCGAGCTTGAACCTTGCGGGCCGGGCACTCGAAAAAAACTCGAGCTTTTTCCCGGTACGAACATGGGCAGAATGGAGGGTATCCACTCTGCAAGCTGGTGTCGATGCAACCGTGTCTTGCAGTCGGGAGCCATGATTTGCTAGGCTCTACCGCAGACAGAGGATGCTGACTCACGCTCTAACCGTAGGCCTCCTTTCTTTCCTTGCCGGGGAATAGTCTCCGAATAGGCCGCTGTGGTGGTTCTCAACCACACGCGGCCTTTTCTAGTTCTATACACGGAAATGCCAACCTCTTCCAGCAAACCATCGTGAATGAGTTGGTACACCCGCTGCGGAGACTTGCCCAGGAACACTGCAAACTCGCTAACGCTCATCAGGACGATAATCATGCCGCGAGGCCTCCTGAGAGCCAGAATCGTTCGACGCTGGACGATAAAAAAACCGCGTCAGATAAGGACGCGGCGCATGTTCGCGCATTCATCAGGTCCGCCGCCGGCACGTCGCCGGCGGGGAATGTTGCAAACACCTGATCGCGTGCGCTGACCACAAAATGTGTTCGGCCGGCGGCCGGCTGGCAATCCACAACCGCTGAGCCAAAGGGTGTCATTTCTTCCCTTTCGGCTCGCTGACAGAAGCCACTGCTTTCAAGGCCAGCTCTTGCTGGATGCGCTCGCCGATCTCGGCCGCGTTGGGGTAGCCCAGCATGGCCAGGCCTTCGCCGATGGGCAGGGCGCCCTTGCCCATCAATCCCTCGGCGATCCGCGCCACAATAGCCTGCGATTTCACATGAAAACTTCCGTCGTCGATGAACGTCAACAGTTCATCCACCGTCTCCTCCGGCCGCTTGTAGTCGACGATTTCAAATTTGCCTCTGCTGGTGCGCATCGGCATCTTCTGCGCCGGCATGTACTCGACCATCCCGTAGGTGATGCACTTGGACAATTCCAGAACACTCGCGCTGGCCAGGCGGCCGCGGAGTTGCGTCATGCCCTGGCCGCGGAGTACCGCGGCGTCGAATAGCTCCGGCGAGAGGTTGCCGTCGCCCGGGTTGCCCTGCCGCGCCTGGGTGAAGCCGTGGATGTCGCGCTGTTTCTGCAACAGCATCTCGGGGATCTTGGTGGCGCTGTCGGGGAACGATGGCGGCGTGATGCAGTTGGGCGGCTTCTCTCCCTTGTACGTCACTTTCTCGCCAGGCACGCCGCCAAACTGGTTTTGGTTGATCTCGGCGGTTTCGGGAATACACCACACACCGTTATTCAACCGCCAGAAATTCTCATAAGTTTGGGCGTAAAATTTTTCGGCCAAACCTTGCAGGTTTTGCGTGTAGCGCGTCGGCGGCACTGCCCATGGTCCAAACAGCGGCGGCGTACCCCACACCGGCACCAGGTTGAATCTGCCCTGCGGCCAGGGGATCTGGCCATCCGCGAGGATGACGTTTTCGCATTCCACCAGCATCCGGCCGTTGGGGTACTCCCACTTGTACTTTGCCGGCGATTTGGGATCGTTCGACGCGATGAGCGATCGAGTGTAGTCCTTGCATAAGCACCAGCGCACGCGCGTGGCGAATCCGCGCGGCGTCGATACCGCATCCAGCGCCGGCATGGATTGAAACGGTCCCGGCGGCAATACAAAACCGTTGCCGCCCTCGGGTGCGCGGAGATCGCGCATTGCGGTTCCCGGATACTTCGGCAGCAAGTGCGCTTTCTCGGGGAAGCGGGATTTCACCTCGTCCAAGTGGATCCAGTCTTCCAGGATGATCCAGCTCCAGTTGAGGGTGTAGTCGGTGTTCGGGTCCATGTGGACGCTGCGCGGGTCGCGGCACTTCGTCCACATTTTGCCGAGTCCATTGTTGGCGCGCGGGTCGATGCCCACCTGGAGAAAAGCGGTTCCGGCGAACTGCGCGATAAGAAACGCATAGAGCAAGTGGTAAGGCACAAACATCTGCTCCCACTGCGAGCGGAAGCCGTTCTCTATGGTGTCCAGTCGTGCTGATTTTTTCTGACTGTAGATGTACGCCTGCGGCTGAAACTCGGAAAGGTCGTTCGCTTCCCGCATCATGAGCACTTGCAGCTCGGGGATGCTGATGCTCGGCCGGTAGCGCGGGGAAGGCGCGCTCTGGCTCATCTCAAAAAATGCTTTTACGTCGTCGAAGTAGTTGATGCCCAGCGCGTCCTGCTGCTTGGCTTTCGAGATCCGCTCCCACTCGTCCATGTGCCGGATGCGCGGGTCTATATCCGGCGCGCTGCGACGAGCGGTCATGACGATCATTGCACGGGGCCTTTCGCGGCCAGCGTCGGCGGCTCCACGTTTTCGCCGCGGAGGAAGCGTTGCAGCTTAACGTCGTTCGTCTCTTCCTCTTCGCCTTCTTTTTTCGGCGTCTCAAGGCTTTGGATCATGCTCACCAGCTCTTTCAATCCAACCAAACCAAACTGAATTAAATCCGGCGCATTTTCTGCGAGCTTCGCCTGTAGCGCACGCAGCGGGTTTCCATTGCTCATCCCGCATTCCGTGCGAAAGGCCTTAAAAATGGCTTCGATTACCGGGCGGCCTTCCGTCGCGGCCTTCTGCCGCGCCTCTTCTTTTTGCTGCGCTACACTGACCTTTCCACTCGCTCGGCTGCTGCCGCTTCCTCCTGCGCTATCTCGTGATCCTTCCTCAGCAATTGGTTCTGCATCTCCGAGAGGTTCACTTGCCGCGCATCCTGCGGACTCGTCCCCACTTGGAACGGAAACACCTTCTCCATCGCCGGCGTCTGCTTCGCCGCCGGCATCTCCACAATCCGGTTCGGCGGCTGGCTGCTCTCCAGCTCTGGCCGCGGCTGCCCGCCATCCGCGCCGGCCGCGGGGAATTGGCTCCGCTGCCAGCCCTCGACGATGTTTAACGCTTGGAGTCGCCTTGCTTCCTCTTCGCTCAATTCCGGCGGGGGTGGCGGCGGCTGGTACTGCATGGAGGGTGGCTGGAATTGATTTGCGCCTGGGTGTGGCGCCTGGGTCTGCTGATTTGGTTGAGCCCATGCCGTGGCCTCGGGGGATCGGATGATGCCGCTCTGTGCGCTGACAACAGACACTTCCAGTGCCGTGCCGTCGAGCGAAAGAGCAAAGCAGATGTTGTGGCGCTCATCGTCCGCGAGGTCCATATCCTCTTGCGTGAGTGTCACCTTGCCGTTCTCGCGCATAAGCATCACGAGCAACAGCGCAAAATTCATCTTGGGGATGTTCTGGATGTACATCTCGTCCAGTTTCATCGGCTGCGGCTCCGGGCGTGGACGCCGCGGCCGGTACTGGCGTGCTGGGGAATGAGGCTTTTCCTGCGGTTCGGACTCTGATATCAGAGTGCTATCACTTTGCAACAGAGAGTTTTGTTCTGGTTGGGGTGTGTCTGAAGTTCCATTCGCCTGCTTACTACTTTTTTTCTTAGCCCCTGCCACTCTCTAGCTCCCTCGCACGAATCCGTTCTTCATAGGTGCGTAATTGCATGGTCACTATACCTGATTGGGTCACGAACGGAGACTTTTGGTGTGGAAACCGCGCGAGCCCGTCTTCAAAGCTGCCATCATCTTGAGTACCAGAGTAACTACTACAGGGTGTCGGATGCCACTGGTCCTTGGCGATCCATCCCACCAGGCCGGCGTACAGGATTTCATCGAAATTCGATATGGCCTCGAAGCGGAATCCCCCCTCCCATTGGGCGGCACTCATCTGGTCCGCAAACTCATGATCCGAAACGATTATCTCGCCACGGCGCAGGCAGGTTTGGAACGTCGTGAGCATGTTCGCGCGGCTGTAATCGTTGAGCGTGAATCCCAGGCTCTTACTGCTCTGTTCCATGTTTACCTTGTCGTTACGTCCTTTCCAGCGGTATTGGTTGTGGTAGCGCCAGCGGTCGCGTAGCTCCTGAAAAATTCTGGAGCTGTATCCGCCGCTGCCGTCCTCGCACGCCACCTTCGCCTGGCCGTAAAACTTTCCCAGCATGTACATCTGCCGGCTGGCGTCTTCGAGCTTCAGCACGGAGAGGTAGCGCGCCGCGAGCTTGCCCGTCTCGCCGTTCCACACTACGGCCGCGAGGGTGTCATCCCAGGCCGCGGGGTCGGGGTCCTGGCGGTCGCCGTGGCCCACCATCACGCCGACAAAGTAATGCACGGTCGGGTCCGGTTTTTCAAACACCGCGATGCGGCCCTTGCGATCATCGAGCGCGCGCACGCGCTTTTCTCCGTCCGTGCTCATCTCCAGCTCGATCAAACTGAAGGCCGCGAACGCGCGGCTCTGCTTTTTCGCGATGGTGAGGTCCTCGAAGTTGAAAACGGGATCACCGGAAACACTGAAAGCCTCTTCGGGATCGCTCGGGTAGTCGCGGCGCCACTTGTCCAGGTCGCTGCCGCATTTGCTGTGGAGTGTCTCGCGGAAAAACGCGATGCGCTCGCGCGGCAATTTGAGATCGCGCATCAGGTATTTTTCGTAATCGTCGCGCGGCGCATCTTTCACGCGCGACGGCGGCCGCACATAGTCTGGATCTTCGTGCCAGGGGAGAAAGATGGGCAGAAATTCCGTGTCGCCGCGCACCGTCGCTTCCCACAGCTCGTAATACGCCTGGCCTGGTCCTTCCTTGCCGTTCGGCGTCGTCTCGATCACGCCCATGTTCTCCGGGTCATCGGAGAGGGTGGAGAGCACCGCGGGGAATACGTCCGGGTTCTGGTAGTACGCCGCTTCGGAGGCGTGCAGCATGGTGAAGCCCAGGCCGCGCGTGCCCACTACGTTGCCGGCGGTCTGGTACGTCACTTTGGAATGGATGTTCCAAAAGTTGATTTCCGCCTGGGTGTACTTCCATGCGTCTTTGCGCAGCGGGAGTTGCTTCACATCCTTGTGAAAGTCTTCGTACAGCGCGCGAGCCGTGGGCTTCTGCTGCGCCATAATCAGGCCTTCGGCATAGTCTTTCTCGATCACATGCGCGAGCATCAGGCGGCGCGTCCAGGTGGAGACGCCCAGCCGGCGGCCTTTCAGAAAGATGATGAAGAGGCGGCGCTTTTTCTTCACATGCGCGCGGCATTGGTCCATGATCCGGTGTTGCGATGGGTTGAGACGGAACGGCACCGGCCGGTTGGTCTGCCGGTTCTTCACTGTCAGCTTCTCGAAGAATTGCTCAGCTCTGTTGAGGTCGAGCATCGGGGGATGTCTCCTCTTCCTGCGGGTGGCCAGGGCATCCAGTCTTGAAACTAAAACCTTCGCAGGGCGGATTGGTGAGCGGTAAAACCTCGCGCCCTTGCGCTAGTTCGTCCATGAGCGCGTTGCGAAATTCCGACACGGTTCTATATCGGGTGCCGTCATGCTTCGTGATGCTTTTGAGGTTCCGCCTCGTCTCGCGCGCGCTCCAGTGAAGCATTCCCCGCACCGACACGCACAAATGGGTGTGTGTGGTCATACGTTCTGCTCCTGCGGCCACGGCTGCCCTTTGTGGATCGGACACACATCCTTGGTGTCATTCAGCTTCGTGAATCCGTTCCCCATCTTGGTGTGCTGCCCGCCTAGATTCGTCGCGCAGCTATCGCACATGCTTGCGTCGCAGGTTTTCCCGTGGCCGATGGGATAGTCGCACTCTTTGGTGACGCGGCCTTTTTTACAGAATGGGCACGGCTTCCTGCGGCCGCCGCCGCGGCCGATGTTGAGATGAACCACTGTGCCGTCTGGACCCTTCCACCACTCGCAGCCCATCAGTGCCGCCCGCGCGGTTTGCCTTGCTCCCGCCGGAGCGCGCGCACGCAGCCTGGATTGGTGCAGACGTTCTCAGTCAGCCAGGCGCAGGGCTCGCCGCTCGGCAGCTCGCAGGCGGAGGCCTCCATGCAGCGGCAGAAACGACACAGGCCGGCGGGATCTGCTTTGCCGGTAAGCACCAGGTGGAGACGGCGCAACAGCTCATTGTTCTGCTCAATGGCTGCGCGGGTTTCCTTGCTCGCGGTCGCGAGATCGTTGTCGTTGGTGCCGCACTCTATGACGTTGCGCGTGTCGCGAATAATGAAGTACACCGCATCTTCGAGCGCGCTTGTCAGCGCGTTGATGCGCCGGCCTCCGAGTGTCTTTGTCATCGGTCCTCCGCGAATAGACGGCATCAGTTCCCTCGCCGCTTGTGCCGCCAGTGGTTGGCAAGTTCGCAGCGGGCACGCGCCGCGAGTGTGGCGCGTGCGTGGTCCTGCATATAGGGGTTGTCCAGGCGGTAGTTGTGGACGGTGCGCTGTGGAAAGCCCATCGCCTCGGCCGCAGCGAAACATGCCAGCGTTCGGGCCATCACTTCATCGTGCGTGAGTCCGCAGCGCCGGCGCAGCTCATCCCATTCATCGCCCACGTATCGGGCTCGCACCGCTCGCACCATGCGGTCACTCATAGGTTCTGCCGCTCCACGCGCAAGCGGTGGCGCAATAGCTCTTTGGGGAAGATGACGTGCAATTCAAAGCAGAGCTGCTGAATCCAGTAACAGCACTCGGCGAGCGGCTCCGCATGATCGCGCTCGAAGTCGGCGCCCGCGATTTCGGTGAACTGCTGCACCAGCTTGGCCAGCTTCATTGCCGATACTTCCCGGTTGCGGCGGAGCCGGAGCGCCTCCTGGCGCCATGCATCCGGTTCCACGCCCGCCGGCGCCGGCGTCGTCACGCGCCGGCGCGCGATCTCCGCGGCGGTGGTCATTGCATCCCTGAATAGTTGGGGTTGCGCGCGTCGGTGATGGGAGCCTCGCGCGGCTTGGTGCCCGGTAGATTCAGCGCGACCGCACAGCCTGGCGAGCACGCGAAACGGTTGTAGAGCCGGCCGGTCGCGGGGTCTTTCTGCGGGACGCGCAAGTACCAGGGACTATTCCGGTCAAACCGTTTGCCGCCCGGAATGGGGCAGTCCGGGTTGGAGCATTTCTCCTGCTGGTCCGCTTGAAAGCGGGTGTCCAGCGTCTTGCCGGCCATCTCGAAAATCTTACGAATCTGCGCGTAGGTTTCGGTGGCCTCGTCCATATCCGCGGCCTTGAAATACTGCTCGGCCTCGGCATAGCCGTGCTCCGTGGTGGCCCAGCGGTGCAGCGCCATGCCGCGCGCGTTCTCGCTGCGATCTTCGGCCGTTGTGCCGGCCCAGCGTTTGCGCGCCCGCTCGGACTGCGCGCTGCGCTCCTTGGTGCTCATGGCCTTTTTCACGGGCTTTTTCGCGCTCCGCGCCTGCCTATCGGAAACTGGTGATGTGGCCTTGCTCGTTACGGTCAATGTGATCCGCCTTTCGGGTGTTTTTGTAGATTTTTCGGCCGCCGTGCGACGCAGCCACTACGTGCAATTGCGGTTGTTGGTGGATCTCCGTACACACTCGACACCCAAAAACAAAAAAGCCGTTCTGCTCTTGCAGAAAAAACATCGTGTCGCGGCTCATGTGCGCTGGGTGGTCTGGACTGCCACAGTGCAGCCGTCCCCCAGGTGCCATTTCGCTCATCCGCGCCATGCCAAAACCTCCACTAACTCCGATATCAGAGTGATATCACTGTGCTACCTAAGAAGTCCCTTGCGGTTCATCCCGGTGTCCATGCTGTCGGCCTCTTCCGGCAGCATTCCCGGCGCTTTCAGCGTGGCCAGCACTTGGTTGCTGGTGACCGGCTTGGGTGTGCCGCCGGCCCAGATGTGTTTGGCCTGGTGCCATAGCCACCAGGGGGTGAAAAACAGGCGCGCGCTATGTCCGCCGGCGCAGCTCTCGAACATGCTGAGCGCGATGGGCGTAGGCTCGTCGTCTTTTTTGGTGAATAGCCCGATGAGCCAGTCATTCGCGGAGAGCACCGGCACCAGGCGCCAGCCCAGCGTGGCGGCGATGCGCGTCTTGAGCCACATCGGCGTCCGCGCCATCATCTTGGGCGTGAATGACCGGTACATCACGCGATAGAGCGCCTCTCTGCGATAGAGCCAGATGGTCATGCGTTCGCTAGGCATAACTGAGTAGCTCGCTTTCCGGCCAGCGGTCGCGCCTCGCCAGGCTTTAAGAGTGTTCCTGCTATGCCGCTTTTTATGAGTGTTTCAGTGTTCGCGCGGTCATAGGAGATCAGCACAGAGGGAGCGCCGGCGTTGCGCGGTGCTTGCGTTCCATCGGGGAAATAGAAACTGAGACGGCCGCTCAGAAAGAGAATTGAATCTGCGTATGGCCACACCCAGGAATGCCAGGCGTCGGTTTCTGTACGCGCAAATATTAGTGCGATTGCGTTCCGATGCAGCGCGCATTTCTCCAGCCAGAGTGAAAGGTCGGCGTCGTAAGGCGGGTTACAGAAGACTCTGCCGCGCCAGGCGGCAGCCAGGCCATTTGCCGGCGGCGCGATCATGCTCGTTGCGGTCGGCCACGGCCGCGGATCCGCAACGGCGCACGGGTCCAAGTCGAACGCACCCAGGCAGCGCAGCAAAGCTGGCGGAGTCAGCCAGATTTTGTGCTTCCCTTCGTTCGGCAGATGGTGCCCGCCCATCCCTTGGCTCACCGCGTCACCCCTCTCCCGTTGCACACTACGCAAGCGCCGCGCGTGGTCTGCCCGGTCCCGGCGCACCGGGTGCATGTGCCTGGCGCGCTCCGCGGCGCTGTGGCGCTATTCCTCGCCGCCGGGAGCTGGTCCGCTTGCAGAGCCGGTTGCTGCGGTGCCTGGCCGTTCGCTGGCACCATCGCCGGCTGCATCAGGCTGGGATGGACTACCCCGTTCGAGGGAGAGGCCAGAATCGTCCGTGACGGCGAGTCCACCACTACCATCATTCGCCCGATCTTCTCCACGAGTGCCTGTGCCAGTGGCAATTCCGCTTCCGTCGCCACGCGGATGATCTGCGGGGGATTCCCGAACACTGTCAGAATCGGGGACTGGTCGCCGTACTGCGTTCGCGCCCGTTTGCCGTTCGTACTCGCCTGCGACCCGCGCGTGATACTCGCCATAGTCTTCGCCTTCTCTGATCTCGGGGTGGGGTGACTCGCGGTAGATGCCCGGCGCCATGAACTGCCGCGCCTCGCTAAGAAGCTCGTCCAGGCCGGCCTCGTCCGCAGGCACCGTTCCAAGCGATTCCGCGTAGCTCGGTTTGAAACCGCGCTCGGACGGCGGCACCAGGCTTTCATCGCGAATCTTGCCGGTCTGGAACGGTCCACCCAGCGCCGTCACTTTCGGCTTGCCGTCTTTGTCCAGCAGGGGCTTGCCTTCGGCGTCGGTGTGCTCGATGGTCGAGGCGGTGGGGCACTCGTTCTCCTCGATCCACTTGGCGCGCGCCTCGCGCAGCCGCTTGCGCTGCTGCATAAAACTCTCGGCGGCATAGGTCTGACTGAGATTTGCGAGGTCGTCAAAAGGGCCGGGCATGGGGGAACCGTGACATAACTCTGATATCACTTCGGTGCGATTGTTATACCACTCAGGCGCGGTTACGCAGAGTGTTTGCCCAAATCTTTCAGGTTGACGGTGTGTTCCTTGCCGTCCACTTCTGGCCGCCACTGCCGCTTTTCTTCCAGGTAGCCCATGAGCGCAAACGGATTGTTGCCTGACTTCCGCGCGATCTCGTAAAACTCCGCGCTGTCTTCCAGGTAGGAAATCAGGATGCTGGTGTTCGCTGGGTAGTGTGGTGCCGGCAACGTGCCGCCGCCGGCGATGGATTCGAGGGTGACAGGATCGCCTTCGCGCATCCTGGCCAGGTTGTCTTTTTCGAGCACAATCGCGATCACACTCCGCTGTTGCGCATGGATGTTAAGGGCGAGCAGGATCATATCCAAACCTCTCGAATCGCGGGATCGTCTTCACGCATCCGGCCGATGTTGGCCGCGCCGGCGGGGATCACCGCGCGGGCTTGGTGAAGTTGCTCACACACGCGCAGCGGCGTGCGTTCCGGTACAGCGTCCAGCCATCGCCGGACCACAAATTTGCCGGGGAAATCCCGCGGATTTTCGTACACAACAAACAGAGTGATAGGCCAGTCCATGGTCACAGGATAAATATCTCCACCACGGTCCGCGGATTCGCGCGGTCGCGCGCCACGTCGATATGCCACTTGGTCACGGCCGCATCGGAGTGGATCACGCCCGCTTCCACCAGGCCGTCCGCGAGGCACTTCCAAAAGTTGTCACCGTCGCCGCGCTGGTTGTGTCCCAGGTAGACCGTCGCCTGAAGCATGTACTTGGTTTTGCGGCGCTCGCTCTCTTTCGCCGGCGCCAGGGTTTCGCCGTGGGCAAAGATGGCCACGGCCGCCTTGTACGCCTTGGCCTCGGCGGTGAGCACTTGCCCTTTTACCGGGGGCTGGCCGCGGCGCCGGATAATCGCCGGCTTCTTGTAGTGGTTCACCGTGGGCGGCACGAGCGGGATCTCGATGCGCAGGCTGGTCATGCTCCGTCCACTGGTCCCCACTGATAGCTCTCATCCATCTTGCGGCCGCCGGCCTGCTCCAGCGCAAAGTTGAGCGTGCGTATCCGCTCCTGAAAGCGGGCGCGACCTATGCAACCGTAGGGGCAACTGTGATCCGCGCGGTGCTTTTCGTACTCGTCGCGCGTGTGGCGCAGCTCGGCGTGGAGGGTCCGGCGCAGATGTTCCAGCGTCATTGCTTCTCCAGTGGGTCGCCTTTATTGAAATCCGGCCGGCGCGCCTTGGACCGCTGAATCGCGGCGATAGCGTCGTCGAGATCGTCATCGCCGATGACTACATCGGCATCGCCATGGCCAGGGTTTCGGACTACAACGGTGATCTTCGCGCCTGGCTTGAACATGCGCAGGATGGCGTCCATGTGATCGCTCATGCGTTCACGTAAGAGAATGAGTTTATCGGTCATCGCGCCACCATTTGCGGCAGGAATAAGAACGGGTCCGCGCGCACCTGGCCTGGCACCTGCGCGAGTTCGATTAAGCCCAGCTCGCGCAGTGCGCTCATGTGCTCTCGGTAGGCGGAGGAATTAACGCTCTGCTCGGAGGCCTCCGCGAGCTGCTCGCGTGTCACCCACTGGTTACCGCGCTTCGCGTCGGCCAGGGCCAGCATGATGCGATAGCGCGCCGGCTTGAATAGCTTCTCGAACGATGCGAGCAAATCGGCCTGGGTGAAGCGGCGGTGCGGCAGCCGGTTCGCCACTTCCCTGCCCGCCGGCGTCAAGCTGATTTCGCCCGGCATCGGATACGCGATAAAACCGGCCTGCTCCAACCGACTCACATGCTTGCGATAGTCGCTGCTGTTGGGACTGATGCGCGCGACGACGGCCAGCCAGGTGCGCGAGAGACAGGCAAAGCCGGTGTCCTCGGCGGAGCGCAGCGCGGTCAACAGCTTGTTCTGCGCGCGTTCCTCCGGCGTCTCGCGCGCCTCTTCCGCGGCCTTCGCCTTGGTGCCGTTGCTCTGTGCCTTGATGGAATCCGCAACCGTCTTCAGATTGGCGCTAGAAGATTCGTAGTCGAACGGCCGTACCATCGACGCAAGCGATAGCGCAGTGATATCAGGTTTCACAGTGATATCACTCTGCAAGTACTTCCCTTCCTGGATCGCCTGAATACGCGCGGTGATATCGGCCATGATGCCGCCCAGCATCTTGATAGCGAGCTGGTCCGCTTGTTCCTGCGCCGCCGCGTGGACACTCGCCAATTCAGTGCGAAGCGCCTGCAATTCCGCGTTGCTCGCAGGCGCGCTTTCGCCGGCCAGCTTCTTGGCTTCGCCCGCCAAGTTGGAGAGCTGCGGCAGGAAAGCCTGGATCTCCGCCGGCGCCGCCGGCTGCTGGATGTCCTGAAGGTCGCCCGGCCGCAGATGCGTGGTGCGCGCCTCGATGGGACGCAGCAAGGTGCGATCCGGCGAGATCGCAATTCCCTGCCCGTAAAAGTTGTGATCGCGCAGAATTTTGATGTCGTGATAGAACGCGGCGCGCTCCTGCTTGCGCGTGGACACGCCCAGCGTCTTGGCCGCACGCTCCTGGTCGTTGGTGAGCGTGACGCGGCCCACCAGGTAGTTCTGCATTTCGCTGGCGCAATTGTTCGCGAGTTTGGAAAGCCGCTGCGTGGCCAGCACCACAAAGATGCCGCGCTTGCGGCCGCGGGAACACAGGTTCTTCATCGCGGTGAGCGCCTCGGAGACGCCCTCGCCCTTCTCCGGTGCCCACAGGTGCGCCTCGTCCACCAGGCACGCGATAGGACTCCACAGCTCGCGCGGCGCGGACATCAGCGAATCGAGAAACAAGCGCATCCAGCGGTGCTGATCTTCCACGTCCAGGCCGGAGAGGTCGAAGATAGCGGAGCGGCGCCATTCCAGCATCTTGCGCGCCAGCACCGCGGCCGTGCCTACGGACATCGGCGCGTCGCCGTTCTCGCCAAAATGCAGGAAAGGGAATTTCTCGCGCAGGGTGAAATACTCCCCTTCCACGTCGAAGATCCACACCGGCATGGCCGGCACCAGTTCTTCAGCCAGGCAACGGAGACGGTAGCTTTTGCCGGAGCCGGACACGCCGGTGATGAGTAGGTGGGTGCGGCGGAGAGCATCCGTATCCACTGGAAAGCTCTTGCCCATGAGGATATTCATGGATATGCGCGCCTCGTTTTCAGTTTGATATCACACTATAACTCTGATATCAGAATTATGTCACTGACGAATGAGTGACGGAGGTACTTCACGCGCGCCGATCAAAGCAGGACCGCCGGCCATGGTGGCTGCCGCGAGGCATTGAATAGCGCCCTCAAGGTTCTGCGTGGACTGCCACAGTGCGTGCATGTAGTTCTGCGCGGCGACCGCGCCAACGCCGATGGAGATTTGAATAAGCCGATGGTTGATCTTAGAAATCTTGCGGAGAACTTCCAAAATTTCCACTTCTTTCATCTCGTCGCGGAGTTGAATCAAAACCTCGTCATTCTTCTGCATAGCCGAAATCTCCAGTTAGGATGGTGCTGCCGTGCCTGATCGTACACAAAATGTGCTCATTCCGTTGCCGTGCCCGTTCTGTGGCGCGGAGCCCCGCATCTTCTCGCGTTCCGGCATCTCAACCCACTTCATCGAATGCAATGAGGCAGGACACCTGGCCAGCGCCGCCGCGGAAAGCCCAGACGTTGCGCTCGCGATCTGGAACACGCGCGCGACGCCGGCGCCGCAGGCCTCGACCGACTATGACGCATGGAAACAGGCCTGGAATGACAACCGCGGTCCGCTGCCGCAGGCCACCAAGCTGACAGGGGAGCGGCTCGATAAGCTGCGCCGGCGCATCAAGGAAGGCCTCACACTCGAAGAGTTCACGCGCGCAGCGTGGGCTTGCTCGCACACGGAGTTTCTCCTGCGCGGCACACCGAAGCAGGAGTTTCATGCAACGTTCGATTGGCTCGTGAGTAACAGCGGCGTGGTCGCAAAGGTGCTCGATGGTACTTACGGGCCAACCGGAAAGAGTGAAACGGAGTTGAAGGCGGAGCAAGAGGAGAAGAAGCAGCTCGCCGCTCAGGCGACGGAGGATCTCTTGCGCCATCTGTCCAAAAAAATGCAGCAAGGTGGCGAGGTAGGGCCGGACCTGCAAACCTCGGTGTTTCTCTGGGAATTAGAGCAGGCGCGAGCGACGGGGGAAGGGGATAAGGTCTATGCGGTCTGGGTGGATCGCATGGCCCATGGGGTGAAGCTCTCCGGTCCGGTCACCTTCCGGCTGAAGGAATGGGTTGCCTCTCGCGTGACGGAGGTAACTACAGACACAACAGCGACATCCACATAATCAGGTGATATCGTTTTACTATCAGAGTGATATATAAGGCTGCTGGGGAAAAACTTAGATGGGCGACCGTTCCCGTATCGAAAGCGTGGATGCGAGCTGGAACCCTACCTATGGGTGTTCGGCCGTAAGTAGTGGATGCCGCAACTGTTATGCCCGGCGTATCGCAGCCAAGTCAGCGAAGCCGGGACAAGTGTACTACGGCGTGGCGAAGTATAGCCCTTTGGGTGCGCCGCGCTGGACCGGCCGCCTGGTTCACGCTACTGCTGACAAAGCCTGGGAGCCGCTCCGCTGGCAGGACGGCCGCATGATCGCGGTGGATACGATGTCGGACCTCTTCCACGAGCGCATCCCGGATGCCTGGCGTGATGAGTCCTATGGCGTGATGGCGTTGTGCCCACAGCACACGTTCCAGGTGTCAACCAAGCGGCCGCAGGTGATGGAGCGGTATTTCTCCGCGCCGGGGATCTGGAGCCGAATCGAGGCAGAAGCGCGGCGCATTTACCAGGAACGTCACGGCAAACACTACCCCAGCGACGGACACTTGCAGGGTCCGTTGCCGAACGTGTGGCATGGCGTCTCCGTCGAGTCTCAGCCCGCGGCCAACTTCCGGGTGCCTGTGCTGCTGAGAGTGCCTTCTGCGCGCCATTACGTGGCCGCAGAGCCCCTCTTGGCACCAGTCCGGCTGTCTCACTGGCTTGGCGCCGCCGGCGTGAGCTGGGTGCTTGTCTCCGGCGAGGGAGGACCGGAGGCCAGGCCTTGTGATGTGAATTGGATTGGCTCGCTGATAGAGCAGGGGAAAACTGCCGGCGTGCCGATCTTCGTTAAGCAGCTCGGGACTGCAACAAACGTCTACGGGGCCACGCACGAAACCGGACATTCCCCTGACGACACACGGACCCGCCGGGCCTCGGATATGGATGAGTGGCCGGAAGCAATCCGCGTGCGGGAGATGCCGGATGCCGCGTAAACACTTTTTCCGTTCAGAGGGAGCACGATGATCGTTTTGGTGGGAGGCGTAAAAGGCGGCGCCGGCAAGTCTACCGTCGCGACGAATCTAGCGATAATGCGTAGTAAAGCGGGTTTCGATGTGTTGCTAGTGGATGCAGATGAGCAAGAAACTTCAAAAGACTTTACCAATCTGCGGACGGAAGAACTAAAAAGCAATGGCGGTGCGGGGTATACCTGCGTAGCTCTCTCCGGCCAGCTTGTCAGAACGCAAGTCCTGCGCCTCGCCAACAAGTATGACGACATCATCATCGACGTGGGCGGCCGCGACACCACCAGCCAGCGCGCGGCTCTGGTGATCGCGGATATGGTCCTGGTGCCGTTCGTGCCGCGGTCGTTCGATGTCTGGACTCTTGAAGTGGTGGCGGGCATCATAGCCGAAGTGCGGACGGTCAATTCCAAACTCAAGGCGGTGTGCTTTCTCAACCGCGCCGATCCGCGCGGCCAGGACAATGCCGAGACGGCGGAGTTGCTCAGCGAAAACAAAGGGCTGGAGTTCATTCAGGTGGCGCTGGGATCACGCAAGGCTTTCGCCAATGCGTCCGCGCGCGGCCTGGCCGTGGTGGAGCTGAAGCCGGGCGACCCCAAGGCCATCGAAGAGATTGAGGCCTTGTATAACTACGTATTTCGTCCAGCAAAGCGCTGATATCGAGCGGCGCTGAACTTAAGTGATATCAGAGTTATAGTATGATATCACTGTGATATTGGAGGGTGGGGGTGCTGCGGACGTACACGATGAGGCTAAAGACGACCAGCAAGCAGCGCCAGCGGCTAGAATCGTTGATGGTAGAACTGTGCGACCTCTACAACGCGGCATTACAGGAAAGACGCGACGCATGGAAGGTCCAGCGCAAGAAGATCAGCCTCTTTGACCAGCAGCGGGAGTTGACACAGTTAAGGGCATCATGTCCTGTTTCAGTCTCGTTTCCTGCGGTCATCCAGCGCGACCCGCTCCGCCGCGTAGATCGAGCGTTCAAAGCGTTCTTTCGCAGAGTGAAGGCGGGTGAGCATCCGGGCTATCCGCGATTCAAGTCCGTTCACAGGTACGACTCGTTCTCGGTCGAGGGTGGCCGATTCAAGATTTCAGATGGCAGCCTGAGTATCGTGCGGATAGGCAGCTTTCGGACGAAGACGCGCTGCAAGTTGCGGGGCGAGCCCAGAGAACTACGCATCAAGCGGTGTGGTCAGAAATGGCGAGCGCAGGTAGTTTGCGAGATCGGCCCAGCTCCGGAAAAGGTGCCTGTAGCTAGCGCAGTCGGCATAGATGTAGGTCTTTCGTCACTCGCAACTCTCAGCGATGGTACGGAGATCCGAAATCCTAGATGGGGTCGCGCCGCAGGGGATGAGTTGGCCAAAGCCAACCAATCCTTGGCTCGCAAGATGCGGGGCAGCAGGAACCGCTCTAAGGCCCGCGAGCGCCTGCGCAGGACGTATCAGCGTATCGTCGGCAGGCGGTCTACGTATCTCACTGCGGTGGCAAAATCGCTTGTCCGCGATTACGACCTCATCGCATATGAGGATTTAAAGATTCGTCAGATGGTCAGGTCGAATCTGGCAAAGAGCATTCTCGACGCCGCATGGAAGCAGTTGATCGGAAGACTTCATTGTGAAGCAGAATATGCTGGCAAATGGATGATCCCGGTCGATCCTCGCGGCACCACTCAGCAGTGCTATGGATGTAAAAGGCGCGTCCCGAAGACCATCGCGCACCGCATCCACGAGTGCCCACACTGCGGCTTATGTATAGGCCGAGACCATAACGCAGCACTGAACGTTTTAGAGCGCGGTGTGCGCTCTGTCGCGCTTGCGGCAAGAGGATGTGACTCGTCCGGCACCTATAACTTCGATATTAGAGTGATATAAACCTTCTAAACAAAGGGAAAGCTACATGCCGATTACTCGCCGCCCCAACCCCAATGGCTCCGCTTCAGCGAAAGATGTAAATGCAGTGATCGCGCGCGGCGGAAGTCCCTCGCGCTCCGCGAACGGGGTAAAGGGTCCTGGGCCGGTGGGCGGCGGCCCTTTCGCCGCTGTGATGCTGCGCATACCGGAAAACAATCTGAGCGTAGTGGACCGCCTGGTAGACCGCCGCGCACCGCGCATCTCGCGCAACCTGTGGATTCTCGAAGCCATCCATGAGAAGATCCTGCGCGAGTCAAAGCAGTAGCACAGTGATATCACTATGAAATCCTGGACTGAAGAGGAATTGCTCGCCGAGATCGAGCGGGCGGGAATGACTAGGCAGGATGCGCAGCTCCGGTTTGCCGCAGTGGTAGGAATGCCGGCGAAAGACTTTGGCACCGTCGAGAACGCGGATACGATCATCGGCGGCGCCTGGCCCACACCGATGCGCGGCGCGCGGCGCCACCAGTGCGAAACCTGCAACCGGCATGTATCGCTCGCGCCATCGTCTCAGGCGGCGATTGCGCAGCGGCCGCGGCACGTCGTCTGCATGGCCTGTGCCATGAGCGGCAAGGCAGAGGAGTTGGAGACGAAAGGGAAGCCAGATGCCTGATGTTTTAGTGAGCGGTATTGTTGCAGCGCGGAACAACGAGCCTTATGTCCAGCTCACCAAGGACGGCCAGGTGGTCCTGCAAGTGACCATGAGCGAAGCGCGCAAGATCGCGGCGGACATCCTGCTCGCGGCCTCTCGCGCGGAGGCGGATGCGATGATTATCCGATTCTTCGCGGACCGGGAACTGCCAGCGCAAGCGGCCGCGGCGCTGTTGATAGACTTTCGCAGCTTTCGCCTCGGGCTGGATCTCGACGTACCGCAGGGGAGTTACTCGCCGCCGGATGACAATGCGCCTGGGCCGCCGGCGTGACGATCCGCTATCGCATCAATGAAGCGCCGGAGTGTCCTGGCGGGCGTTCTATAACGTGCCTGGTGTGCGGTAAGACGAGCTGCAATCCCAACGATGTGGATCAACTATGGTGCGGGAACTGTAGCCGCTTCCTGCGCGATGCTGGAGATAAGGATTCCGTGTATGAGTCGAGTGACAAGGTAGACGCGGCGATGCGTCGCGCCGTGGATGATGAGGGCCTGTTTTGAGCGTGGTGGCCGCGTGAAAGATGCAGCGGACAAAAACGGACAAAAACGGACACGCGAAAATAGGAAACAGAGAGAGTTACAAATAGAGAATATGTAACAGTGCTCGTGACGACTGTATATCACTCTGATACTAAAGTGATATCATTCTCGCCACCCCCCTCTTTTCCCTTGACACAGAGAGAATCTCTATATAGAAAGACATATGTCTTTATATATAGAGATTCTCTCTGTGTCAAGGGAAAAG